TAAATTTTCAAGTGTATATTCGACATTAAGAACAACTGGATAAGTTTCATTAATCTCATAATATCTAGTGGGTGGGTCTGTATTTGGTAATTCATATAATATTTGAAGACCTTTAAAATAATCACCTTGAAACCATTCACTAATGGATTCTGCAAGATTATTTTTAACAACAAGGGCGGATATAACTAGTGTTTCCATCATTTCCAATCCCGCTTCATAAATTTCGGGTCTTTTAATTCCAATATAACCAAATGAATTTATATAATCAAGACTTTCTTGAGTAACTTGGGCTGGAGTGGATTTAATTCCAGAAACAAAATCCGCATGTGTGGTAGAATTAAAATCATATAAATTTTGAGAATTAATAGGTTTATATGTTGTTGATTCGATTAATTTTGTAATTGTTCGATTGAAACCAGCTCCATCTTTAACTTGGAAATTGATAGGTTTTTTAGTTTCTGTTAATTGATGGGTTAATGATTGTGCGACAGAAGCGGGTGTATTGAAACCCTTATTAACTTCCAAATCAATTCTTTCTCTAACTCTCAAATATCTTCTTTCAGAAAATATTCCATTCACAGAATTTTGTGGAAACATTCTGACAACTTGGGCATTTAAAACAACTAGATCAGCTGAATAAATTATTTCATCAAAAATAAATAATGTGAATCTAGTATTATCGCATCGTTGTTTATAATATAAATTTCCACCTTCATCTCTCTGTTGTGTCCAATCTGTATCAATAAAAATATCTGGATTAACTGAATATTTACACATTCCATCGGTTACTGAATCCGCTCTTGTAAAATGAGTTGAAGTATCTGTTCGAGGTGCGGCTCTTGTATAATCACCTTGGCTAAATCTTCGGGGATGTTGAATATAATTTGGATATTCATTAGAAGTTATATAATATCCAATAATCAATGGAACTAAATTATCTCTCAAATCAACAACTTCATTTTCTTTTTTTTGTGTTAAAATTTTTCTAAAATATCCCAATCGATAATTAGGATCAAATGTAGTAGATTTTTTATAAAAATATTCACTCTTCTGAATATCAGTATAAGTTGGAACAATATTAGAACCTCTGACTGAACCTTTGAATTCTATTGTGTCAGATTTTCCAGCACCAACTTCAGATATGAAAGCCCTTTCAACTGACACTTTATCACCAACATCCAATCTTATGGTCTGTTGAAGAGGGTTTGTGAATACAGCTGGATTTTCATCATTTCCACTTCTAGATTCTACAGAAGCCGACCTATTGCAATTTAAAATTTTAATGTCGGAATATTCGCTCATATTTATATTATGAGAATATAAAAAAATTAGATTAAAAAAACATATTAAATTTTAAGTCGTTGTTTTGATAATTCAACATAGTTCTCATTTATTTCGTAACCGATGCAACTGCGATTCATTTTTTGACAAACTGCGGCTGTTGTTCCAGAACCCATATAACAATCCAAAACAACATCTTTCTCTTCTGTGAAAGTTTCCAATAAGTTCTCAACAATAGATTCTGGAAAAACAGCGTTATGACCTTTATATGATGCGACCGATTCATTAATAATATTTGTTTTATGATTTTTATTCTTATATTCAATATGAGGTGAATTACTCAAAACAAAAATATATTCAATAGCGTTTGTCAATCTATTTCTTAAAGGGATCGGGTTTTTTTTATTCCATATTATAATATCGACAATAAAATATCCACATTTTTCTCTCAATCTGTTTATAATGTCAAATGGTCTCATGATTCCAGTTTCTGCATAAGAAAATCCCAAATTTAAACAAATAATTCCTTTCTCTTTTAATTTTGGTTTTATCAATTCCATTATGTCAATAATATTATATAATGGCTCTGAAAAATCGCTTGTATAATGACAACCTTTTCCCCTTTGATATTTTTTCCCAGCGTTGAAATATGGTGGAGAAGTTATAACACAATTTATTGATTTGTCTTCTTCATTTTTTATAAGATCCAAATTATTTCCATTTAATAATTTTATCATTTATTAAATAATATATAAAAAAATTAGATTAAATAAACATATTAATTATTCAATAATATTTTTAGACTTTAGAAGATTATATTTAGTTTCATGTTTCTCAATAAACTTATCAACATTATCTTTTTTTCTGTAATAGTTAAATAAATTTTTCGCTGAAACAAGTTCTTTATTATCTTGATATTTTTTGATTTTATTTTCCTTATTTTTTTCATAATGAGCCTTGGCTCTAGCTCGATTTTTCAAAATAAATTCTTCTTTATTTTTAGATGTTTCATGATAATATTTGTTCTCCCTCATTCTCTTTTTTTTGTAAGATTCCAAAATTTTGTGAATTTGTTGATCGGATAATTCCATTCTTTTTATTTATATATAATACATATATTTTTTTTAAATCATTTTAAACTAATTTCTTCCGAATATGGAAACAAATTATTGTTTTTCCACTCAAAGCAGTGCAAAATGTTTCATTATCATAAACAATATCAACATCAAAAGAATTCACATAAATTTCTTCTGTATTATTTAAATCGATATAAGTTTTTTCATGTGGTTCAAAATATAAAGCACCAGTATCATTTCCACTATTATCGAACCTTGGAAGGTGAGCAACAATTTTAGAAATTGAACCTTGTCTAGCGTTGAGAGAATTCTGTGTGAAATTATTTAATCTAACAAATAAAGAAGCTCCACTTGATAATGTGGGAACAAGTTCAGATTCTATTGTAATCGGATGAGCACCACTAGCGGAAGACGGGACTGAAACTGGGCGACCAGTAAATCCAAGAGTCTGTTGAGAATCACAAGGAGCGGTTATAACATCTCCATATTGTTGGGATTTTGCAGTGATTAATGTGTTTATGTAACCATCCATCGTTCCAGAAGCACTTCCAGATGCGACCACATTTTTCGGAGCGAGAATTGTAGATGAACCTCTATTCATAAAATTTCTCATATCAACATTAATCGCTTGTGGAACTTGACCTTCATTTTCACAATATCCAAACCAATCATAAGTGGGATATCTATTGTCAGAATAACTTGGATAAGATGTATAATGTGAAACAGATTCAAGTGTTAATGTTTTAACATTCCCCCGAGGAATTGCAGCAAGAGTTGGATATAAAGCCCATTTAGCACAATTTACTGGATTAATAAATTGATTCTTTCCCGCCGCTGGTTTCGCACCACCTTCTCCATCAGAAGTAGAACGCATGGTTGTGAAATCACAAAGCAAAGTTGCAGTATCATCAGCAGTAAGCATAAAAATTTTTACTTCTTCTCCATCCAATTCAAACTTAACTTTTGTATAACTAGAATTATTATCTTTTAAATTATATTGAGTCGTAAAATTAGTATTCCAAGCTCCATAATAAACAACTTCATTCATACAAAAATCATCTCCAGAACCCCCCGACTGATAAACATAAAGATTCTGACCAGCTCTCGTAATACAAACATCAAAAAAAGCACCAAATCCACTAGTGCAACCTCTTTTAAAATGGCTTCCCGTATTACTAGAACTTCCGACTTTAAAATATTCTGGAGTAAAATAAGTAACTCCCATATTATCTTTTTGATTACATATTCTTGATAATCCGCAAGTAAAAATTGATTGTTGAGATGTCGATGCGTTCGAACCAGAAAAATCAAAAATACATGTCCCTTTATTTTGTGATATAGGATATTCTCTATTTTGAACATAAAAACCTTCATTTGAATCAGAAGTGGAAACAACAGACCCGCCGTTCGCTGTAAATAGCCCAGTTTGATTTTCACTTACATCAAAGAATCCATTATCAATAGTCGCTCCCGTTCTTGTTGTGTTGGCGGTGGCTTGGGTGAAAGTCCATTTATAACCTTTGAATGTGTTGGATTCAAATAGAGGTTGAACATTTATAGAAGCGGATAATGGGTCATCACCTTTAACAAGATTGGGATGAAAAGCAACCTCCGCTATTGATTTTTCTAGATCATCAGCAAAATCTTCTGTATTTCTAGAAGTTCTTTTTCCATCTCTGAAAGCTTGACCAGTTCCACCAATTCCAAAGAAAGGTTGATATGGTGTGTCTTCAATTGTCTGACCATCTGCAATCGGAACACCATAATAATGACAATAACCAGTGTTCGTTCTATCAACAACCATCAAAGAATTCTTATTTATCTTCGCAGATTGAAGAGATATTTCACTATTAGCTGGAATTTTATAAGTATTATTCAAATGATTCTGATATGAGAAAGGCTTGAATACATTTGAAGTCTCAACATCATCTTGTCCAATATTGGAAGTAATAACTAAACTCATTTTATATTATATTAATATAAAAAATATTTAGAAAACTTTTTTAAAATAAAATATATTTAAAATAATATATTATGAAAAAATCGAAAAAAATAGTGAATGTGAAACCAGTTCAAAATCATGATAAGATTCAGATCGATATTCCAAAAACATTCGAAAAAGAAAAAGAAGTTAAACCTCAAGATGTTTTTGAAGGTTACAAAAATAAAAATAATAAGAATAAAAAATATTAATTAAAAATCATCATCAAGTTCTAAATCATCATCATCTTCATCATATTTATAATCATAAGATTGCATTTCATTCCATTTTTTTCGTGCTTCTTGAAGAGTTGGTGGAATCCAAAAAATTCTTCTAGAACCCTTAAATTGAATTTTCTTTTCTTCATATAAATTTCCGAGACATTTATTTCTTAAATCATCAAAGAATCTATTGTTCTGAAATTTCCTTGTGTCACTATTATAATGAGAATAACAATCATAAATCCATTCTTTATAATAAATTGAATGTTTTTCACTTTCACCTTTCTTTTTGGCTTTTGTTCCACATTTTCTTGGGTCTTCATAAGAATCTTCTTCCCTCCATAATTTTCCCCATTCAACAAATTCCCCTTGATAATTAAAACCACCTTCTTGAATAACTTCATTCCACCATGAAAGAACTGAATTCCAATTTCTTTCAACTTGTTTTTGAAGAAGATTTGTTTTCTTAAAAATCCTTGGATTAAAATCTTGAATATCTCGATTATAAAGAACCTTTGCAAAAGCTTCAATTGGAATATCAAGAATTCTTTGAACATATTCATTTTTTTCTTTGGTCATTCTTTTGGATAAAAAATCATTTAATTCTAAACAATAAAATCGTCTTGTGTCTTCATTAGCTCCACAGAACCAATCATTATTGGTTGTGATAATATAATTTGCATAATCATCAATAACATAATTTTCTTTATTTTTTTTATTGATTGTTTGTCGTCTTTCTGTAATTTTATTTTTCACAATTCCTTCAAGTTGTTTATCTCCACCCCAAAAGGCTTCATCGAGATTCACAAGAATTTTTCCTTCGAGTTGTCCATTAAAATCTCCAAATAAAAACTTCGCATTTGAATTTTGACAATAATGGTCATCACCAATAATTTTTCCAAGAATATCAAGAATGATTCCCTTGCCTCCACCTTCTCCAGATTTCAAGGCTAGAAGAACACCCATTTTAATGTGTGGTTTTTGAATGATATGTGAAATATAATTCATAACATATTCGAAGGCGTTTTCATCATTATTACACCATGATTTTCTAATGTGTTCAACAATAGGTTCTGCATCATGTTCATTAAATTGGTCAGCTTCTTCTTTAGAAATATTGAATCCATTCCATAAATTAAATATGTCTTCATTTGGTTTTTCTCTAGGGTCAAAATCAATCGCTCTAACTTCCCTTCTTTTTGACCATTCACACCAATCTTTAAAGGGATTGATTCTTTTCTTTTTCTTTTTTCCATCTTCATCTTCATAAGTTACTTCAAAAATTTCTTTGAGAAAATGATCCTTTGCTTTTGCTGGTGTTTTTAGAAACCAACAATCCTTAATTAATTTTGTTTCATTATCTTTTATAATTATTTTTTTATCGAGAATAATATAATCACCAGTTTCTTTCACAAAAATTAATTTTTTATTTAGTTCTTCCAACATTGTTTCAAGAGCTTTCTTGACAAATAATCCCTTTCGTGGTTTGGTTTCATCATCTCCATCATTATCTTCCCAAAATTGAAGTCTCTTTGAATAATTATCATTCCAAGTATTTTTGAAGATTGTTTCAAGATTATCATTTTTGTCTTCTGGTTTGTATTTGTCAAATAACTTTCTCAAATATGTTAAACCTAATTTATTTCCATTTTTCTTTTTTCCAAATGATTTCCATTTTTTTCTTAATTCTCCTTGACCTTCATAATTTCCATCATCTTCTTTCGACCATTCATCATATAAACCAAATCCAATATTATCACCACCAGTAATATTATGAATAGCCATTCCAACTTTTAACCATTCATTATATTCAAAAACATCTTCATTTTGACAAACATCTAGAATTTTTTTGATTTCATCTAAATTATAATTTTTTTTTATTTCTAATGGAGGCATATCATCTTCTTCTTCTTCAACAACTTCTTCTTGTTGTTCAACAACTTCTTCTTGTTGTTCAACAACTTCTTCTTCAACAATAACTTCCTTCTCATCATCAGAAGTAGTTGGAGAAACTGGTGGAGAATAATCAGAGGGAATTTTTAAAACTTCTGGAATATTTGTTAAACCATTTGATTGAATGACATGTTTAGTTAAATCATATTTAAAATTTGTTGGAATGAAAGTTCTTGCATCCTTGGGTTTATTGGAATGAATGGCTCTCATATTCCCTCCGTCTCGATAAACTCCCTTATCAATATTGGGATCATTAAAAATATTTATTTTCTCATTTAATTCTTTTAATTCTGGAATTGAACATTCATAGTTATTAATAACAAAATGAAATGAAATTGAATGTCCATATTTATCTGTCTTAACAATTGTTTTTTTCTTTGGATTTTCTTTATCTCTAATAGTTTTAGATGTTACTTTAGATTTAGCTCCGTGAGATTCTGCAACAGCTATTTTTCCTTTGGGATAAATCTTGGAGAATAAATCAAAATATTTATCGTGATATGGTTGTATATGTTTTTTCCAATCATCTCCATGACCTTCGAACCATATATCAATATCATAATAAGGTTTGACTTTAGATTTGTAATCAGTCCATTCAAAAAAATATTTATAACATTTTCCAATATCATCTTTAATTATTTCATTTAATTCTTCTTCTGTCTTAATGTTAATTGGTTCAACAAAGGCTTGGAAATTATTTTGACCTTTGAAATTTTTGAATTGCATATTATATTTATTAACACTCATTTTAATATTATTACATAATTCTTTTTTAAATAACTTTTCTTTATCCATTTATATTTATAACATAGAAAAAAATATTGAAGAATTAACGCAAATAACTTAAATAATTCAATATTACAGATTATTCGATATATTTAATCTTAAATTATACCCTATAATCATTAATTATACCCATTTTAGCACTTAAAGAAGTATTAATTTCGAAATTAATGTATCTTTAAACCATATTTTAGACATAATTATAGTTTATTTCCATATTTAATACTTAAAAGAAGTATAATTTAAGTTTAATACTTAAAAAAATAATATATATTAATTATAAATAGAGAAAATGTTTGAATTCAATGAACTTCCAAATGATATTAAGAATTTAATATTTCAAAACAATCGGGCTTGGACTTCAAATGAGATTCGAAGAAATAAAAGAAATTTTTTAGAAGTTCTTGATCATATTGCAGAAGTATCTGAAACAACATGTCAAATATTTTATGATGAAGATGAAGAAGATAATATAATTGATAATAATTGGGGATTTGGAAATGCAATGATAGAATGTATTAATGATGAGAATCTGACAAATAAAATCGATGATTATTATGAAGAACAATTGGAAGGACTTTGTTAGTATTTAAAAAATAAAAATATATAAATCTTATATAGAGAAAATGATTTATAATGGAAGTGAAGGTTCTTTGAATTTATATTACAAAGGTTTGTTGATTTCTTCTTATCCATTAACAAAGAAGAAAACATTCGAAAACTATTTTTATCAAGGAGAACACATGATAAGACAATCATCTGGAATCCCAATCAAAGCTCAAATAAAAACTTATATTCATTTCTTAAATATAATACATAAAAGAAAATTAAATAAACAACCTATAAGAAGAACAGATCATATATATTTCTTGAATTGTTTATTTGCATTAATGAGATTAAAAATAATAGAAGATGATGAAGCTAATGGTTATTTAATTATGAAGAAGAAGAAATAATTTATTTTGGAAACTTAACTTTATATTTTTCAGTTATACTTTTATCAACTTTTCTCGCATTCCCTCCCAGAATGTAAGAATACATTCTCGCATATGCCCAAGATTGCGGTGTTTGATTGGGTTTCGATCCAGAAGATCTATAAGCCCCCTCTCCCTTCTTAAAAACTTCATCTAAAGCTTTGAATGGAATCCCAGTAACTTTTGCAATATTTCTTTTACTTCTTCCACCTTTCATTTCATCTAATTGTTTTCCATATTTTTTATTAAATTTTGTTGTCCATGTTGATTCTTTATTTGGAGCTGATGTTTTTGGTCTGGGCTTCCCTTCAATAATAGATTTAACTTGTTTCTTTTTTTCTTTACCTTTTAAATTTCCTACATATGTTTTCGGAACATTCTTGGATTTTCCTTTATAAGTTATTTTTGTTTTTTCAACCATTTTATTTTATCATATAATTTAATTGTCTTCTGATAATAATTTATTTATTGGCTTGATGTATTCTTGCAATATATCAACACAATCATCTATTTCTTCTTTACCTCTATCCCATCTCCCTCTTTTATTTATTTCGAATGGGCTTGATCTATGTTCCCAACCAACAACGCCATCTTTACATCTCCACAAATAAAAGATTCTTAAATTCGGATTCTTCTTTAAGATTTCATCACCTTTAATTAATTTATTTTTTCCGAAAAATAATGTTGGATATTGTTTCTTGAATATTCTTCTTGTTTTCATTTCAATAAAATATTTTTCATTATATTTATCATATTCATAATATTGTCCCATCTCTGGATTATTCTTTGAATTGAATAATGTTCCAAATATTTCTTCAAGAAATTCATGTATCTGTTCTTCTGATTTGAATCCATAATTTAAATCGATTGCTTTTTGATTGTTCATTTATTATAATATAGAAAAAAAAATCTAGAATTTAACCTTAAAAAGTGTCCGAGATAAAACTTGAAAAAAATACATTATAACAAATATATGTTTTATTATGTCTTAAATTTAAATTCTATCCCAGACACTTTTCAATCAAATGTAATAATTATGGGATCTTCTTTTGTTGCAACTCTTATCTTAAGATTATAAATATATGATTTCTTCAAGACTCTCTTCTGAACCATTTCTTCTTCTACTTGTTCAGAAATAACTGGATTTATATGATTGATACAATATAAAGATTTATTGTATAATTTACATGCCCTTCGAATAGATGGAATATCTCCCCATTTACAAATCGAGATTAGATCATTATAAACATCTTGATGTGTTCTATATGTGGAATCATTTAAATTACAACCTTCAAGACAATATTTAATAATTTTTTTAGCTTTGAACATTATAATTTGTTTATCTTGAATTGTTGGTCTTTGTTTTGTTGTTTCATTCTTTAAATAGTCTAGAAGTTCAGTTTTATTTTTTATTTTATCATTATATTCAACTTTCTCAATATATTGTTCTATCTCTGAACAAATTTTTCCTTTTGAAAAATCATGATCTATCTTAACTTTCAATTTTGAAAATAATTCAATAATATCTTTTTTTGAATGTGACTTGTGAATAAACATTTTTTTTTATAATATATAGAATATTTTATTTTTCTAATATATACTTAAAATGGTTGAGAAATATCAAGTGAAAAACAAACTGAAAATGGTGAAGAGACAAAAGAATGGTGAATTAACCACTCCAGAAATTCGAAAACTTATTAAAGCTCATAATGTTCTTGTTAGTATTAAAATTCCAAAGGGTTCAAAGAGAGCTGACATTATTAAACTTGTAACTGATGCGGGATATAGAATAGACCATGAAAATGCTAAAATGAGACCAGTTGCAAAAGGGAAAGTAAAAAAGATGAAAGTTGTTAGTCAAAAAACAATTGTAGAAGTTCTTCCAAAACCAAAGACAGCTGAACAGAAGAAAGAAGCCAAGAAAATGAGAGAAAAAAAGAAAGAAGAAACAGAAACTAAAGCCTATGAAAAAAGAAAGAAACAAGTTGATGCGATTGAAAAAGTGAAGGCTCGAAGAAAGAAGGGAGAAATAAAAAAACCAACAAAAACTAATGTTCCCATTTTTGATTCATTTCCTAAATTAAGAAAATATTTTATTGAACAGATAAATAAATTTATGAAAAATGAGGGAATGAAATTTGTTAATAAAATTAAATCTCCAAAAATGACAGAAAAAGATTTAAAAGATGGAAGAAGAGCTATAAGAAAATTATATTCAGAAAAAATTTTCACAATTCTAGATGATAATGATGAATTATTTGAAGAATTAGATGATGATTCAAAATTCGAGGAATTAGAAGAAATATATGATAAAAGGTTTGAACCGATTTCCAATAGAGTCTTCGAAAGACTCAAAGAATTAAAAAAGAAATAATTTATTCATCATCTTCTTGAGGTTTTTTAACATAAGTATCTAATGCAACTTCTTTCGAATGTCCCATTATCTTGTTGTCTTTTTCAAGTTCTTCTTTCATATCTCCATATTTACTTGACAAATATATTTTTCTTAATAAAGTTGTCGATATGGACTTTCCCATATACTTCTTGGAAAATTTTAATAATTGTTTTGATAATTCTGTTCTTGTTAAAGGTTTCCCAGTTGAAGATTTAAACAATACTCCCATCCCATTTATTTTTAAATAATATCTTAATAATTTCTTAACATTCTTATCTTCTATTTCAATTTTTAATTCTTCATATTTTTTTGATGTTTTGTATTTATTCAATACAAAAAACATTCCACCTTTATGAACAACAAGATAATTATTTTCTTCTTTCTCTGAATCAGATAATTTATTATATTCTCTCTTGGATATGGCTTCCATTCCAGCTACATCATTTCTCATTGGATATTTAGAATATATTGTAAATAAAATATATATTTGAAGAAGATTCATTTCTTTCTTTGTTATTTCATCTTTAGTTTTCTTTTTGATTGGTTTTAATTCTACCGCCATTTTATTGATCATATCATAAACTTCTTCTATGGTTGCAAAATTCTTTGATTGTTTATCAGATATAACACCAGAACTTTGTTCTTCTTCATATTTAGAATTAAATCCATCTCTTATTTTTCCATATTCTTCAATTAAATCATCATATTTTTTATCATGATTCAAAGCCATTAAAAGAACAATAATCGCATTCAAAAAATTTCTTTGTGTTGTGTAATGTAAATTTTCAATCTTTTCCATTACTTTGTCTGGATCAGATAAGAAATCAAAATTATCAGTATCGAATAATTTCTTTAATTTCTTGAGATTTGTGTCATATTGTTTTATTGTGGAAGTCTTCAATTGAGGTCTAGATTTTTGAATTTCTTCAACAGAATCTTTTGAATTAATTTTCATTATACTTTATATAATAAAAGATTTTTTATTTTAAATAAAAAAACGAAAAAAAATAGATTAAAAAATTAATTTAAATATCTTTATTATGAATATAATTCAGAATTTCATTTTGAGTTTTTATTATATCTTGGAGAAGTTTTGTTAGTTCCATCTTTGTTTTTTTTTCTTTTAAATAATTTAATCTCATTTTTTTATATTCTATTTCCCATTCTTTACATTTTGAACATTTAGAACATTTTAAACATTTATTCATAATATAACTTAACATTTATATTATTTATATTATATTTTTTTTTAAGCAAAATAACAATTCATTTTCCCATCTTCTATTGTTGCAACCTTGAGCAATTCTAGATAAACTCGGAGAGTGTATGTGTGGGCGGATAGACTTGGATTCTTATAGATTAGTTCAAGACCCTTATTATTTACACGCTCTCCCTTGTTAAGACGGAGGGCAACCCAATTCATATTTCCACGGAGTCCAAGTTCATGTGAATTCTGTGCGTGACCTTCTAAAGTGGTTGTTGTTAATCCATCAATATTTTGATTCTGATATTCATCCCTCGAAATCATAGGAACTCGACCTTCACTCTGTTGAGTGGTTGTGAATAAAAGAGCCTTGTTTGACCTATCAACAGCAAATTCAAACCGATCATTGTATCTTAAATTTACTGATAGATTGTCACCAGAAGGGGGAGCTTTACAAGCCGCATCCCCATTCAGTAACGATTCAGCTTTGTAATTATTGTTATTCTGAAGGGCGAACATAACCTTGGAAACTAGGCGACCATTTCCACCAATCTGAAAAACTAAATCAGAGAAGGCTGTCTGGTCTCCCGTTCGCTTGGCTAGTCTGTAATCAACATATTGGAAAACAAGTTTCTTATTCTGTTCTCTGTATTTCTGCATAATTTCTCCATCATAACTAATTGAATCATAAATTAATTTACATTCATTTGTGTCAATCTGATAAGCTATGGTTTCATCTTCTCCATTCGCAACACAGAGACGGCGGGATTTAATCCCATCAGCCGCTAAAACAGAAGTCTCATCTTGGAAAGTTATATCAATATGAATTTCTTCATCTATCATAAAGGCGGGAAGTTGATTAGTGGAAAGGAATGGAAATAAATCATCTAGATAAACCGAATAAACTGGGGCTTCCGAAATAGTCTGGGCAGATGATCCGTCATGTAACTGGAATGGATGTAATTTAAAAGTTTGAGCACCAACACCACCACCAGCCGCAGTTGGATTTAGTCCAATATCTAATCCATATTTGGCAGCACCGAAGGGAGTATTGTCTCCAGCAGAAGCACCCACTTCATAAACCGATTTATGATTAATTAATCTCTGGCTTAAATATTGTTCTCTTTCTTTGTTATTTTCATTTGTGATAAACTGGGACTGATATGCGTGGAAGGTTGCGTAATCTTCAACGGCACATATAGTCTTGTTTCCAACTAGAAGTTCAGCAGATTTAATTAATTGAGAAACACCAATATTAACTGGATAATAACCAGATGAATTTGTCTGTGGAACTACAGATAAAGTCACCTTCGATTTTGAATGTAAGAATCCAGCGACCCTTGACAAAGTAAATCGAACTCGCCTCTGACTTATGGTCGCAGCGTCAATAATATCGGTGGTGAGAGATTGTCCATATTCAGAAGGAATAGCTCCAATTTTTACAAGATCGGGAATAGCATCAGAAGATATTTGACTCATTTTATATTTATATTATATAAAATAAAAATTGAAAATAAAAATATAAAAAATAAAAATTAATAGATAAAATATTTACATTATAATTTGAACACCAGAAGTAGAAGACCAAGCAACCACAACCTTCGATTTAATAAATAGATAAGCCGAGACAGCATTTCCATCATCGAGTTCATTTGACATCTGAATGGAAAACTGGGAATTTGTGAAATCTACACCTTCCGAATCTAACATGTCATAAAGAACACCCACACCATAAACGCCACCAGTATCGGGAATGAATCTATAACCATTAGTCGCATTTGCAGAAACCAAGAAATTTCTGTTGGTATTTTCTGGACTGGCGGAGGTTCTGTGATGGTCTTTTTCTGGGATAATAGATGATAAAAATCCCTTGATTACTTGGGGATCTACTACTGGAGTCACATTATTAGAAGACCGAACAGAAGAAACTTCAAAATTTTCTGGGAAGCGTTCTCCATTTTTTAAGAATGAAATTGTCTGGAGATGGCCTAATTCACCTCCAGCTGTAACATCCCCAGCTGTGATTTTCTTGGAAGGCATGTAAGTCAAATAACCATCTTGACCAAGATTATTCACAAAAGAAGATGGAACAAAATTGACAAAAGCACCAAGAACCTTCGATAAACCTAGATTATAATTGATAATAGAATTAGTGGATTCTAATGTGTTGAAATATGAAGTGATTGAATTGAAAGCTAAAATTCCAGTATCGGGAGAAGAATCACCTTCCATAACTTCACAAGTAACATCAATATTCGATAATTCATAAAAAGCGTTCTGAATATCTGTTAAAGTAGCATCTGAAGAATAGAAGAATTGAGTGTCTGGAGCTAGATGAATTTCAATTTCTAGAGGTAATTTTGAAAGTGGAAGTTTTGAACCTCCCAGAGTGAGACCGCTTGGGAGTGGAATAGAAAATTCCGAATGACTTGTATTTCTTACAACACAATCACGGAAACTTTTATAATTGGGCATAATGAGGGCGTTTTCAGATAGGTGACCAGCTACATCTTGCATTCCAGCCATTACGGGCATATATGAACTCATGAATCTTCCATAATGTCTAATATGTTCAATAACTTGTTTGGTTTCTGCGTGTCTGAAAACTACTTGATCAATAGCAGAATAAATTCCAAGTTTGTGAGAAGCTCGGAGTCTTCCAGCTTGGGCGGAGGTGGAGGTTGGGTGAAGAGTTCCCGCCGCATCTCTCCAAATATTCAAATGACCATTAAGACGGATAGAACTTAAATCTAGAACAGCATCTTGACGACCGATTGTAATTGAAAGAATTGGATTTCCCCTTGCAAAACTAACTTTTCCAGAAGCGGGAACATTATTCGGATTTAAAGTCAAATATTTACTCATTTTATATTATACAAATATAAAATAATTTAAAATAAAAAATTTTTAAAAATTGATAGAAAAAATTAAAATTCATTTACATCTGAACCACAACTGAATCTCCCTTGATACTTATTCTGCGTATGTGATACATGAACGCCATAAACAACTTATTGTGTTGAGGCGGTTCATCGACCCCAGCCGCCGTTGATTCATTATATAAAAGTTGGAGTTGAAGTGTCTTATTATTTATATTGGCTACACCATCATTAAGAGCAAAAGCACGACCAATCACGAAATTTCTATTGTAATCACAGAAAGATCGGGGGATTATGGAAGCTTGGTTGAGAGCTTGTTCTGTCTGCATAAGAGGTTGAGCTGATATGGATTTTCCACCATTTATTTTTCCAACTTCAACTGGTCTAGATGGAACAAGTTTATCATCCACAACAAATTGATAAGAACTTAATTTATCAATAATTCCAACTTGTCCAGAACGACATGAGTGGAGAAGAGTATCTGTGGAAAGTGACTCTTCATTATAGGTCGCCCCGAGACCACCAATCAATTGAGCCGAGTTATAAACACTCGCATCTGTGGGAACTACAATTGCGGATTTAACCCTAGTTAAACCAGCTTCTAAATTGAGGGTTGCGTTTCTGTTGGAAGACAATAGCGAAGATTTAATATTTGTTGCAGATAAAATATCGAGTTCAATTGAACCACCATCTTTCATTTTTGACATCATTCCCGCTTCATATCTGGGATCAAGTTCAACTTTTTGAAGGACAAGTTCTAGATTGGAACATGTTAATTTACAAGGGTAAGCAGTGGTCGCAGCCGTAATCTGTGTGGATTTGTCATTAAACTGAACGACCTTTGTATCCATAGCCGCAGAATAAACAATAAAATTATTTGATGTAATATTTACACCATCACCAGTAGTAGAAGAATTTCTAAAATTTTCAGTGAAGGTTAATTTAACAAAACCACCATCAAGAGTAATATCTGAAATAACTGGGTTATATGGTGTTCCATCTGACTTTGTTAAATTGGGTTGTCCATTTGGATTTCCCACTTGACAAATTCCAATTTTTTCACCTTTGACAAATGGACAATTTTCAACTGATACAATATTATTTTGTTTTCCGAGGTAAATTGCGGTGCGGTCTGTAGCTCCAGTATCAATTGAAGATCCACCAACATCTCTTCCATGGAAAAATGCGTTCTGTTTCATTCTGCGATGGCGATTAACTGAATCCAATTGTTTTATACATCTTGCGGGATCTTCTAGATCAATCTCAACATATAAACCTTGTGTCATCATTACGGGAAATATTTTATCAGAATCAGCGAAAATTCCACTATGAATTGGAAGGGATAATTTTGCGGTTAAGAAATCAGTGTCGGCAAAATTAGCTCCAACTGGATGTGGCTTGGGTTTATAATATGGGTTACTTGATAAATCGATAAGATTAGATTCACTTGTTCCTTCCGTTCCTCGATTCTTAATTGTTGGAATAAGAGAACCTTCTTTCAATGCTCTCATTTTTCTTAAACTTTCATCTTGATTATAAGAATATTCAACTTGGACTTTGCAATTGTAATCAGAAATTTCTTCTAATAGAACAGCCCGAGTTCCAGAATATATTCTTAAATTTTTAACTAAACTCTGACCACCGATGAATGGGTCTAATTGAAGACGAGTTGGACTTTGACCATTTAAACCAATTTTAACATCCATCTGAAGATAAGAATTTTTTCCATCCATGAATTTTACAGAAGGGGGAATTTCAAAATCAACACGGCGACCACCACTTCCAGCTGTCATTTCATAAGATTGACCATTGGTCGATGGAATAGAAAGTTTTGTTTGTGAAACCTTAATTTTTTCATCATTTCTCCAATAAGAACTCATTTTATATTTATATAATATAAAATAAAATCTGAAAATAAAATTAAAAAAAAACTTAAAAAAAATAAAAACAAAAAAAAAATTTTAATTGGATCTTCCAGTTGCCGTTTCAACAGATTGAGCTGAAACTGCTGATTGAGTTTCTGCTGTGATGTCACTTTCATCTTTAGCTTCTGTTTCTGCTCCATCTTTAACATCTCCATAAGTTTCGAGTGCGGTTGAACCTAGAGAAAGTCCAGCTCCTATTGCTTCCAATCCAACTCCGAATCCAGTCCATCCAGTCAAAAGTCCAGCTACTTCTAATCCACTCCCAATTATATTTCCAACATTTCCAACTTCTTGTTGCCAATTATTTCCCAAACTTCCTCTTTCAACATCTTTATAAATATCTAATCCACCACCAATCCCAGCCGCCGCTCCCCTCGCAAATGTTCCAAGTGCTTCTTTTGCCCCAGTTTTTACAATATCAGCCGAGGTCGCAATCCCTTTCCCCGCATCTTCTCCAGCTTCTCCCAATGCTCTTTCTCCAGCGGTGCTTGCCCCAGTTGCGTCAGATGTGTCTGCTGTAACTTCTGCTGATTCATCTGCTATTGATTGAGTGATGGCGGATTCTGTTGGAACTCCAGCGGTCGAACCACTCTCTCCAATTGGAAGTGAATCTAGTGTATTTTCAGCTCCAGCTCCAGAGGCGAATCTTGCGACATCAAGTTCATCTTCACCAGCTCCAAGTGCTTGAGCCGCTTCTCTAACATCATCCGCACTTCTAATATCTCTCACAGCTCCAGCCCCTTCCATTCCTCCTCTTGCAAATCTTTCTGCCCCCGAAACTGGAAGAAATTTTCCAGCTGCTTGAACACCTCTGGAAGTTAATTTCCCAGCCGCTTTTTGAACATCTGGATTTGAAACAAATGAAGTTAATGCTTGTCCTCCTTGATACATGTTTATCGCTTGAGTTTCCATTTGTGTTTGATCATTTTCATTTCTAGTATTATCCAATTTTTCAGCTAAATCTGAATTGACACTTTCAACTCCTACATTCGCATTTCTGACTTGGGCTGATAAAGAATTTGCTTGTCCAATACTTACTCCGCTTCCATATAAATCCATTTTATATTTATATAATATAAATTATTTTTTTATAAATTTATTATTTTTTTTATTCTTTAGATTCTTGTTTTGTTAATTCTGTTTCAAAATTATGATACATCCTCGGAGGGTTGGTTAATTTCATGTAAGCGAAATCATATTTTTTCGGAGTTGCTTCTTTATATAATTTTAACCAATTTTTTTTTCCTCCAAATTGGTCACCAAATTCATCAGCTACAGCTTCCAAATCCTTCATATTTGGGAAGGGACTTCCAACAATTAAATCTGTTATATTGACCCTCAAAATTGGATCTAATGCAGATTTGAATTTTTGACTAGAAATCATTAATAATTTTATATTGTAATGTCTTGACCTTGTGGCTAACATAGATAATTCTTTATCCATGAGTCCAACCGAATCATCGATAAAAATTGCAATCTCGGGAGCGTCATCTCCAAGAGCCAATTGGTTGTCTAATATTCCTTTAATAATATCTGGATGATAATTGTCGAAAGTGGTGAATTTCTTTTTCATAAATCTAGAGGTTTTATCAACATTAATAGTTGGGGAAATTATATAAACTTCTGAAAATGAAGTTCCATTTGGAGATTTGGGATCTCCAAAAAAATGTTCAGAAAGAAAAATATTGGTGGCGATAGTCGATTTCCCAGTATTTCTTGGACTTAATAAAACCACAACTGAACCTTTTCCTTTTACTCCCAAACCTATGTCTGGAAGATTTTCATGAAATATTTTTCCAGTGCCTTCATTTACATCTTTAACGGGAAGAATTTTCGGTGTTTCCATTTATTATATATTATATATTTATTTTATTAATCTAAAAATAAACTAAATTATTTTAGGGATTATCCTCAAATGATAATTCTGGTTCTGGTTCTGATTCTTCTTTTGGTTTTTTTTCTTCTTCTTCTTTGACTAGATGTTGGAATGGTTTTATTTCTTTCAAGCCATTGCAAATTAAAGGTTTTCTAACATTTGGATAATCATCTTTAAATTTCTTATTAAATAATTGAATAATATCAAGATCTATATTTGGTGAAGATTCCAATAAATTGTCATATTCAGATCGACAAACTTTTAAGAAATCTCGACAAGATTTTCTTTTTTTATCATGTAAAGATAATTCTATTTCAATCGACCTTCCTAATTTTGACCAAGCCAAAGCTGATATTCTATGACCTTCATAAATTTCTGAATATCTTAAGAATGATAATAATGTTCCAAGTATTCCGCAGAAAATATTTAATGAACCAACACCAGCCGAAAAACCTTGTTTGAAATCTTGGGGAACATAACTATCAGTTGCGAAGTTTGCTGTCCCCGTTAATGTCGATAAAACAATAATAGGGATTTGAAGATGATGATATTTTCTTTTATATTTTCTTTGACTAAAATTATGAAGATAAGCGAAACACATGGAAATTTCTCCCCATTCTGAAAGAAGGTCTTCTATCTCGGGAGACCAGTCTTCAATATTATCTGGAAATGGTCTTGGTGTTTTTAATTCATTCATTTATATTATTATTATAAATTTTATTTTTTTAATTTGAAAAAATATATTTATTTAAAATATAAATGGCGGATGAGAATCCATTTCAAGTCAAACCGATAGTTGATGTAAAAAATAATTTGCACTCTATAAACTCATTATTAACTGAAATGAAAGTTGATGTCATTTGTATCAAATCAGAAATAAAACAAATTAAAGAAATTATAGAACAAAAAGAAAAAGAATATAAACAAAAAGAAAATATTAAAAGTGGTTGGTTCTTATATTAAAATTTTTTTCTTGTTATTTATTATAAATGACTGATTTTTCAAATATTTCTGTTCTATGTCCAACATATAACAGACCTCAATTTCTCCCTTTATTAATTCGAAATATGAAATGTCAAGATTATCCACATAAAAATCTTGAACTTGTTATTGATGATGATGGAGATATTCCATTAATTCATTCTGAATCTTGGAATGAAGTTGTCCAAGCTTTAAAACCTATAAAATTGAAATTATTAAGACACAAAAGAAGAAGAACTATTGGTGAAAAAAGAAATAACTTGGTTAAAAATTCATCGAATAAAATTGTTGCATTTATGGATGATGATGATGTTTATATGAAAACATATTTAACACATTCTTTTGAACTTCTTAAGAAAAAAAATGCTGGTTGTGTGGGATGTAATAAAATGATATTTTTATATTCTCCATATACTAATGATGATTTTTATTTTTTAAATTGTGGGGATCGGAAAAAACTGATTCATGAATGCAATATGATGATGACAAAAAAATGGTTCAATTCCACAAATAAATTCGCAAAAGCTAGTCGAGCGGAAGGTGGATATTTATTTGAAAATTGTAACTTGAAGAGGGTTGAATTAACTGAACCTCAATTAACTATGATTCAATTATGTCATGGGAATAATACAATTAATAAAGATCAGTTCAAAGAAAATAAATTAGAAGAATTTAAGATAAGTGAAGAATTTTCAAAATTTATTATAAATATTATGGAACTCAAAAAAGTGTCCGAGATAGATGCCCAGAAAAATTCATTATAAACACTTTATCTTTTTTTTTGTTTAAAAAATGAATTCTATCCCAGACACTTTTTATATTTTATTTTGAAACAATATTCTTAATTTATAAGAAAAACATTTCCATAATGAAATTTAATAAATAATAAAAAAAATTAATAATTATCAGAAAATTATTTTATAAAGTTATAATAAATACAATGAGTTTTATTCCAGAAGTTAAAGTTGATTTTCTCCCAAGTGAAGAAGAAGATGAAATAATTGAAGAAAAATATGAAGAAGCTGAAAAATTAAAAGTAGAATCTGAATCAGATTCAGATGAAGAAATTGTTGAACAAGTGAAAGAAGTTATATTTGAAAAGAAAGAAAAACCAAAGAAAGAACCAAAATTAAATAAGAATGGAAAAGAGAGAAAAAAAAGACCTCCCATGAGTGAAGAACACAAAAAGAAATTACAGATGGCTCGAGAGAAAGCTATGGCTGTTCGCAAAGCCAAAGCTGAAGAAAAAAAGAAAGACAAACAATTAGAAAAAGAAGAAAAAGAATTATTAAAAAAACAGAAGGTTAAGAGAGTTCAAAAATTAAAACAAGAAGTTGAAGAAGATCCACCACAAAAAATTGAACCAAAATATCCAACTTCAACTATTACAAAAAAAGATTTAGAAGATGCACAATTAGAAGCGATTGTGAAATATGAAAAAATAAGAAAACAAAGAAAACTTGAAAAACAAGAAAGAATGAAAAAAGAAAATGAAGAACAACAATTAAGAAACACTTTGATGAGAGCGGTTCAACCACCAAAAGAACACAACCCTTTCTCTGGTTGTTATTAGTTTAATTTAAATTTTTTTTTATATTGTTTAATATTAATATTCCTATTGGTTGATGCCCCCCATAATATATAATAGCTTAAGTAACCAGCCGACATATAATTCCCCTTCTCCAAATCTTTTTTATGACGCTCTCTGTATTTATTCCTTTGTTTCTTGTCTTTACTTATTGTATAGTCTGAATATCTGTCGTCGCCGAATTGTGTGGTTTTTATCTTCTTTCCTTTATCATCGAAAAAAATAGCCTTTAATTTTTTATTTTTCGCCGTTCCCTTTTCAATAGTCATTTTCATATTTATTTAATATATGAAAATATAAAAATATATGTTATAAAATTATTTTAAAGATTGAAATCCATTTTCATCAACATGAACTTCATAATCACTTTCAGAAGTGGCTGAACCTTCATCATCAGAATATTTATCTTTTTTAATAAATTTTGGAGGTTTATAATCTTCATCGATCTTAATATGTTCTTTGAATTCTTGAATTAAATCTGGTCTTCCATGCATAGCTAGAATTGAAACAATTTCTTCACAACTAATTTTGTCCATTTATATTATAGATTAGAAAAAAATTTAAGATAAAAACACATCTTCAAAATCTTTAATTTTAACATCAGATTTTTCCATAATTTTTCCACATTCGATCAAGAAATCATCGGCACTCCATTCCTTTGAAAAATTACAAGAAACTAAATCAATCCACCATTCCAAGTCACCCTCGTGACCTTCCCAACACACAACTTTCCAATCATTCAATTCAACACATTTCTTAATTTTCATAAGTTCTTCATCTGTGAATTTTCCCATTTTATATTATATAAATATAAATTATTTTTATTATATTTTATTTTTTTTTCTTTTTTTCGTCTTTATTTCCATCCATTATTTCTTGAATTACATTTTGAGGAGTTTTTCTAATTTTTTGAATTTTATAAATAACAGCTGACCTTTCATCGATGTTTGCATATCTTCCATCAGAATCATGAATGGATGTTGTAATGTCGGAGACCATAGTAGGTCTTGTAATTGTAAAAATTAAATTACTTGGATTTCCCATAAAATAATCATTAGCCGCTGAATATTTATCGACTATTGAAATTATTGGAAGTTGTGATCCAGTTGGATTTCCACCTAGAGCTGTGAAACCTTCCAACAAAGAACTTCTTATTTCATAATAGGGTTTGAGAACAGATTTTTGAATATTAGAAGCAATGATAGAATTAGATTGTGTTTTGATAGAAATTTCTGGAAAATGAGCAACTGGGCTTCCAATAGCTCCCGTTGGTCTGAAAGCGTAATGTTTCACGGGGTCATCACCAGAATTATCTGTATAACTTAAATAAGTTTCATAACTAATAACATTATTCGGATATGGAACACTTGTATAATACATATTGGCGTTAAAAATATTTCCAACATAAATTTTAGAATCAGTTGAAACAATTTCAGCGTTGGTTGTGGGGCGATATAATCTATCACTATTATCATTATTAATTCTTTTGGTTAAAACATTTTTAGCGGAGGCTGGAGCTACAACTTCTTCATAAGAAAAACCTAAAATATCCCATAAATTATTTTTCCAATTTTCTTCAGATAATCCCCAGTTGTCAATATATATCCCTCCATGAGAATCAAAAATTTCATAGGGTTCAATATTATCATTATGTTTTTCAATATTATTTCTATTCAATCCAGTGTTGGCTATATTTCCATTAACATCATCGGCAGATTTCGGAAAAAGACCATTTACAAAATCTTGATTAAATCTTGTGTATGGTTTAAATGTTGGAGAATAACCAAATTGAGGTGGTCTTGGATTAATCTTATAAACAGAATCTCCAGCATCACCATTTTTTTCTGGTGGAATTAATTTATTTAATGATCCCAAATTAACCAAGGATTCATTATTAATTGAAGTTAAAGCACAACCAGCCATAAATCTGTTTCCAATATTATTTCCAGTGTGCAACCTTCTTATTTCAAATCTGTTAGATGTTCCATTGTAATCAAAGGCGGGATTATTAGCCCCGATATATGTCATGGTTTTATATGGTGTCAAATCAATTCCAGCTGTGGTTGAATTTCTATTAGCCAAAAATGGAGTCGTTAGAGATTGTTCTGGATTAGCGGGATTTCCAGATGAATTAACAATTCTATTTTGAGAACCAATATCAGATTGACTATATCCAGAGAAAGGTGTTACAATAGAAGTTGTGAAAGCTGTAGAATGTAAATCATAACCAATTCTTCTATTTCTTTCGATAATTTTAAAATCAGTGACTCCATTATTAAATGGAGTTGTAAATAATGAAGGGGGCATTCCCCCAATTTTATTTATTTCAAGTTTTATATAAAATTTTCTAACAATTGGATCTGTGGCGGAAGCTCTAGTGAAAAGAAGTTGAGGTTTTGCAAATCCCATCATTAATCCATCAACCAATTGATCATAATCTTCACCTTCAATAAATTCATTTTCAGTTGATTCATCATATTCAAAAACAATTATTCCAGATGATTTATTAACATCTTGAACACCAGTTTCTTCTTTGAAATTATCTTCTCCAAGTTGAGATTGAAATGGAATCGCCGCATTATTAGTTTGACTTGTATATTTATTCATGTGAAGAAATCTAGAATTTTCAATTGTGGGATAAGCTTCAACATTAACATTATTTAAATCAATCGCATCATCAGAATAATCAACAGAATTTTTAAAAGAATCCCAAATTTCTGGATATAATTTTTGTGTATCCAAAAATTTCTTAATTGTTTTTAAATTTTCAAGTGT